AGATTGTCATCTCCATACGTAGCCATGTCAAACTGGTCAACCGAAACATTTAAGTCAAGGTCTAACACAGTGAACAACATGATTACGTTGCAAAACGAGTTGTACAGTGATGTAATGGGGTTACCAGACGGATTACCGTCACTTACCTGGTACAACACTGAACCACACAAACGCGTAGCTCCAAACACATGCTCCAAAAGCAAAGTCCGAACTCGGGCTGCCACTGGTCCATCGTCATACCATGCGTTTGCAAACTCAAGAAACTTAAGACCGACAAACTTAGGTAGCTTACCATCGTAGTTGGAGTAATCTCCAGCTAAAACGGACCACCCTGGTTTATCCATCCTGTGAAACAACTGAGTCCACTGTGCACAATTGGCGTTGAGACCAACTGAGATCACACCTGTGGCAGCTCGCTTCTGCACATAACTAATCAAGTCCATGAAATACATCCTGAACAAGATAAGAGTATGCAGCGGGCAAGTCGCAAACAACCGTGATTTCCCTTCAGCTAACTTGTCATGGGTTCTCAGCTCATCCTTCAATGTGTCAATCCACACTGTGGGAATCTGAATACCCTGCTCCAAGTCACTTTGGTAGTTTATGACGGTCTGGTAAAACTCGGGACTGTACTCCATCTCCATCTGTCCGTGCTGATTAGGCTCGTTCAGAATAAACGGAAACTTCCCCTTTGTGCATTTAAGCACATAGGGGTAACCCGGAGAAGTGCTGTGCACGATGCCTGTTGTACCCTTGGTCACATCACCCTTAAGTGCCTCCTCCATTGAAACAACACCAGGTGGTGTGTCTATTGGTCTTGGGTAGCACTGGAACAAATAATCCATAGTGCGTGGTGACAGTTCCGTTGCAGTTGTCTCAACTTGATGTAATTTCAACAAGGATTTATGCAAAGGATCAATCACCTCACCATCAGGACTAGTGAACGGGGAAAGGTGAGCTGGGGCTCGTGTACTAGGCTCGCACCAGTTATACAAGCACGAACGTCGCAATTTGGAGTGCGTCGGCATGTGCTTGCTCTGGTCTGCGGGCAAAATACGCAAGACTTTGTGTGGGAAACCACCACCAACACTAGATTGTGTGGTAAAGGGTTCCAACATGTTGTCAAT